CCGTTGAATGTTTTAAATCCCAATCTATGTAAGGCCGCCAAGTGGTACTGATTACCTAAGGTAATAAACAATCTACGAGCAAGAATTGGTTTGACAGTTTTTTCTGTCATAAACACAAAGTTGTTGTCGAAGTTAGTTTCGCATACTAAGCTGTACGCTGTCTTGTTATAAATGTCTATGGGGATAATCTGACTCAGACTCATGTTGTAGCCATAGTAATCTACTCTGTCTACTGTAAAGTCTATAGTTTGACTACGTACTTCAAAGTCCTCAATGCCTTCACTTTGCCAAACCCATTTTTCAGAGTCTCTAGAATCAAAGTTTACCTTGTAGTCGTTGATATAAGTGACTACACCTTGATCTAACATGTTGTTCTGTGTTAGAAAATTATAGGCTAAATCTCTATGTGGCTTTTTGCGTCCAAGCAAGGCATCAAACTGTAAAGGTTTTGCATCAAATGGTTTAAGTTCGTACAGTATACTAGGACGAACATTCTTATAAAAATGTACGCTGGTAGTGAACCAATCTAGGAACTTGAGAACTTCGGCATTGACCATGCGATGATGTAGGTAACCGCAGATAAAGTATTTAATTTTCTTTAAATCAAATCGTTGAATAAATTCAACAGTCTTTGCATGTAGTTCACTGCCTATGATCAAGATATAATCAACAGTATCGTAGATATCGTTAATCTGATCTTCAATTCGGGAATCCCAAGGATATGGAATTTGGAAACATGCTATCTTACGACCACGTGCAGATGTTTTAAATATTTCTGCATCGTGGTAATAAGACCAGTCATCGAAAGTTCTTCCGGCTAACTGATTGATATGAAAACGAAAGACGTTAACACTTTCATCGGGAATGTAGATACTAACGTCCATTTACGTCTAATTACTTAGAAGTAGATTTTTTAGTTGCTTTCTTTGCAGTAGCTTTTTTAGCAACAGGTTTCTTTGCAGTTGTCTTTTTAGCTGTAGCTGGTTTAGCTGCACGTGTAGTTGCCTTCTTTACAGTTGGCTTCTTAACAGTGGCCTTAACTTCTGTAGGCAATGGAAAAGATTGTGGTGCAACTTCAACTACCGGTGCTTCTACTACTGGAGTCTCGGCGGAAATGCCTAATAGACGTTTGATATGCTTAATCATAATATCTCCTAATTGATTGGATAATATTATTTAGTGGGTGTTTTATCGGCGTCTATTTTTTGCCGCCAAACTCATTTTAGCTCGAGTTTCTTCGGAATGCAATTTGCCAGTCATTCCACCTATTTTTGACTTGCCTTTATTTGCTTCTGATATTTTAGTTCGAGTTTCCGCAGAGTGTTTTCTTTGTTTCCCTGCTATACTTTGTTTTACCCGAGTTTCTGCACGAGCTTCAGCTGATCTGTTTCTAAGAGCTATGCTAATTTTAAGTTTAGTTTCTTTGGATTTTTTAACTCCACTCCCGCCATCGCCGCCATCTGTTTTATTGTGCAGAATCCCCGTTGACGTATCTATTCTCCCATACCAACGTATCATTCTGCGTTCAATGGCTAACGCACCCAATTCTGTTAAATTCCGTTCAAGTATTATAATTCGTGACAAGTCTGCGGGAGGCTGTATAGCATCATTGTAATGCTTCCATGCCCGTGTTCCCTTACCTTTTCCGATATAATATGGTGTGCCATTGGTTCTTAAATAGGCATAGACGTAATAGTGTAAATACATTGCTGACATAGTCCTTTTATGTTAGAGTAGTTGGATATTTCCAGTATCGCGAACTACATCAATATTTATTCCTTTTTTGGGCAAATTAAAATATAAAAATGTTGCAACCGCACATAAATAAGTATATACTATAAACATAGTATGAAACAGTGAGGTGCCAAATAGTTTGGGCTTCACATAACATTTCGCTTAATAAAGGAAAAACCAAAATGTTTAATTTTAAATCCGTAATCGACCAAGTAGCACAAGCAAGTAAGCAACCTTTGACATTCGTTGAAGATAAAGCAATCCGCTCAAATTTAGAAACTTTAGTTGACTCTTATGCAGACTTTACCAAGACTGTATACGAAACAAATTTAGAGTTGGCCAAGCAAGTAGCCGAGTCTACAAAATCAGTGGACTTCACCAAGATGTTTGCAACAAAGTAATAGGTTAGTACACACTAACATAAAGCCCCTTAATTGGGGCTTTTTTACGGCTCAAATTTTGGTTTACCATAAATTACCAAAATGCTATACTAGCTCTATAGTAACTAAAAGGAGTAAGTATGTTTTATAAAAATACACCTGTAAGTACATTATACGCAAAAGTAACTTTTAAGCGTAGCCCGTATTCTAACACTCCCGTTTCTGTTCGCATTGTTGCAGACACTTATCCCGCATTCACCGCAAACAAAGCACAATATTTTGTAGATTTGCAAGTGGACTCGTCTATGCAAGAAGTAGAGTTAGTACTTGCTAACTTAAAAACTAAAATCAATGCCCTTAAAGTTTCACTAGTTATGAACCCTTCTTTATCAGAAATGCTAGTAAAGCGTAATAAAACCGTTGCTTAAAAACAACGGTGTTTTTGGTTGACCCAAAATACCCAAAATAGTATAATACTTGTATAGTTAAACAAAAGGAAATAAAAATGAAAACAACAGAGCTAGAAACAAAATCCGCAGGCTACTATGCTTTTGCTGCCGCACGTGATGCCCGTATGCGTAACATTGTTGAATCTTCACATTATTCAGACAAACAAAAAATTACCGCAGATCGCATGGCTCTTGCGTTAGAGTTAGTTTACTGGGCCAAGGGTATTCATATCAACTATCGTAAAAAGTTTATCGCAGTTAAAGTAGATCGGGCACAAGTTAAAGACCGTACAAGTTTAAAATTGTTAGAAGCGGATTACGAAACATTGGGTTACAAAAAATCTGCAAGCCCACAGGGCATCACTTATCACATTCCAAAGGCTTAACAATATGCAATTAAATGGACGTCGAGTAAAAAATGTAGAAGTCGATGGCGTTGAGGCTGACGACTATCCAGACTTTTGTGATGCATTTTTTAGCTATGCTGAGTATGAAGATGGCACACCATTGTCAGACGACGAGCTAGAACAGCTCGAAGAGGAATTTGGTGATCAAATTAATCTGTTGGCTTCTGAAAAGTTTAATGATGGTGCCGACGACTACAATCAGGATAGATAATGTCAAACCGTAACTTAATTATTATTGCTTGCACTCTACTTGCACTCTTACTCCTGCGTCAAGAATTGCGTATGGACAAGGTTGAGGACAAGATAGATCAGCTTACAGACATTATTCAAACTACAGAAAAGGTAAACTACACCAAGAACGATCTCGACTGTTTAACTAAAAACGTGTATTATGAAGCAGGAGTAGAAGCCACGCCGGGAAAGTATGCGGTTGCTCATGTGACAGTAAATCGGTTGAAGACCGGTCACTGGGGCAATACAGTTTGTAAGGTAGTTTATGCCAAGTCTCAGTTTTCGTGGACATTACAAAAGAAGTTACCAAACCCTGATCCTACAGTTTGGGCAGAGAGCCGTCAAGTAGCAGAAAAAGTTTTAACCGGTTATCGTGTCAGTGGCTTGATGCATAGTTTGTATTATCATGCCATATATATCCGTGATCCAAAATGGGTCGACACTCGGCACGAAGCAGGACAAATTGGTGATCATATTTTTTACAATAAGGCTAAAAACAGTAACATTGAGATCTAATATGACTGATAGAACACTAACTTACGAAGAAGAGTTTGCCTGGGCAAGTTTGCAAGGACGCTCGGCACAGTTCATTATGAAGCATGGTACAGTAGAGGATATGGTACGAGAAGCCGGTGACTTATTACGGGGACAATCTGACTCTACAATAGATGAATGTTTTACTATATTGATGGATAAAGACCTTGCCCCTGTGGATACGTTGCGTGTAGTAAAGTCGTGGTTGCTAAACGACAAGGTTACATTAAATCCATCTCGACTTAAAGTATTTGATGAATTCCACAAAATAATGAGCAAGTTTATGTTTCGGGACAAAGACCATACATACACAGCAGAAGAAGACGAAGTATATGAACGGGTACAAGTTGTACTAGGTCGTAACTATTAATCAAGGAGAAGAAATGAAAGACTATCGTTTTTATGGTGATGAAATGGAAGTACTGGGTCAACGGTTGGATGCGGCTCGCGAAGCATTAGCCCGTGCCAAGACACCATGGGCCAAGACACAATGGGAACAGACTATTCAACGGTTATTGTTCCAGTGGCAACAACTACCGATCTTGCATGATGCAGATGCTAGGGTAACTATCATTCCGCGCTGGACCATTGACTACGACTTTTTTGAAAAGTCCGGAGCTCATGAGCATTATGGAGTAGCCGAAAAAGCATACGATAAACTATTTAGACAAGGTGCTAACCTAGACGCAAGTTGGGAACGCAATCGCGAAGCCCGTTTGGCCAAGGCACAGTTCTAATGCGACTTGTTGCTATCCTTTTAGCTATTAGCCTAGTTGGTTGTGCTAGCCGTCCACAGGTTAGTTACACCCAATTGGCTAGTATCCAGGTTAGCAATGCAAACTGTCCACAGATTGACCAAATAACACAGCAAGTCGAATACCAATTGAAGTTATTAGGAACACTGAATAAGAATCCCGAAGATATGTCTGAATCAGATCGTGCTTATAACGAAAAAGCCAAAATTATTATTTGGAGTTTACGTATAGGGTGCAACAACCCCGATAGGTACAATAAATGAAACTACTAATTATATCTGCAATCGCAGTGGCAGGAGCGGCGTACTGTACTCAACCCAGGGCTGACTGCTACACTAGAATTAGCACAAATATATCTCAACAAGTAATTAACAGCCGCCCAGTTGATATACAGAAATTGGTCGGCCCCGACGGTCGTGGTCAGAAGTGCGTATTAAAGTATCGCCTACACATCAACAACGATTGGCAAACTGTAGAAGGTATTGGATATGGCACAACCGAAACAGAAGCGTGTGTTCAAGCATTAGATCAACACCGTGGCAATATGTTAGAAGAAGCACCAAGTTCAGTGCATGCCGATAGTCAAATGGTCTGTAGTGATCTACCGGATATTCGTGTTCATCCGGTTAGAATTGGGGATATAGTATGGGAGTCCGAAACTGACTTACATACCTATGTTCCTGAGCGTAAGTATTTTTGGTACAAACGTACTCAGTGTCGTATGTTCGTTGAGCGTGATAGTCGTAACCAAAATTTGATGTTGTATCAAGGAGTTGTATGTCGTTTGTCTACTGCACCAAATTCAAAATGGCAAGTGATTGACAAATATTAACCATAATGTTATACTGTTGTTATCGTAACTAAACCCTAAAGGGATGAAAAATGAAGAAGTTATTAATTGTAGGTGCAGTAGCAGGTTTATTGAGTGCCTGTGGTACTAATTCGATTCAGTCAAATTATACTAAACAAGCTCAACTACAATCAGCACAGCAATCTGCTAATATGCAGTCCGCGATCAACCAGGCACCCGAGTGGATGTTCAAGTTGCCCAAGTCACCCGGTGTAGTATTTGAAAATGGTACTGCTACCAGTGGCGACTTTGGTATGGCTGATATGAAGGCCAAGACTATTGCATACGCCAAGATCTGTACAAGTGCAGGCGGCAAGGTCCGTAGTCAAACTAAAGTGTATTCCGCTGATAACGGAACTACCACTACAGAACAAAGCGAAATGGCAATCCGCAGTATTTGCCCGGACATTGATATCTCTGGTGTAGAAACTGTAGAGATGAAGCATGTAGCAGAAGGTACACGTATTCGATCTTATGTATTGGTTGCACTTTCGACTAGTGCTCGAAGTAATCAAGACACCAAGCGTGGTGCCAAGGAAGCCTTTAAAGAACTAGACGAAATTACAGGTAACAAACCCTTGGGTGATGCAGAAGTGACCCCGGTAGCTACACAAAAAGGTCAAGAAATTAGTGTGGTCAAACCCGATGGCAGTACCAGTACACTTAACCTAATGCCTGTAAACAATGCCGAGTATCAAGCACGTAGGGCAGAAGCAATCCAGAAACCTGGTGCAGTTGTAGGACAAGTAACAATCAATAACTAAGCCGTTTATGTAGTATAAACTAGTAGTTAATGCCCTCCAGGAGTATTATATAAATACTTGAGCGAGGGCATTTCAATGGCTAGACCGAATCCAATCCGTGCATTAATGGAAGCAGAACTTCCCAGTATAACGTACCAGCGACGTTTACAGTTCCGCCCTAGCTACGCAGATATAAACTACGCATATAATATCTGCAATCGTTACCTGTTTGATAACCGTTTACGCAAGCCCGAAATAGAACAGGGTGTACGTCGACAGACCTGGGGATTTTGCCAATGGGAAAACGACTATGACCATACCGGTAGTTACTGCACTATTAAAATCATGGATAAATGGTTTTGCCAACAATGGTTCTTGCAAACCCTGGCACACGAAATGGTTCACCAGTACCAATGGGACATACACCGTTTTGAAGCATGTGGCGGTATCATGGATAAACACAGTGGCGCACATGGTCCAGATTTCTTTATGTTCCGCGAACGCTTTGAATACTATGGACTTAACTTAAAAACAGCACACGGTCAGAAGCGTTGGTTTAAACATCAAGACTTTACAAAGTGCTAGACACACAATAGCTTTTCTGTTACAATAAACAATCAATTCAACTAAGGAAAGTTATGCCTAATTTTGTACCTACCGTTCTGGAAAAAACTGCCAATGGCGAACGTGCTTACGACATCTATAGTCGTTTGTTGCGTGACCGTATTGTTATGCTGGACACAGACGTAAACGAACACAGTTCTAGTTTAATTGTTGCCCAGATGTTATTTTTAGAAAGTGAAAATCCAGATGCGGACATATTATTCTACATCAACAGCCCTGGTGGCAGCGTTACAGCAGGCCTAGCTATCTACGATACAATGCAGTTTATCAAACCTGATGTATCCACTATAGTATTAGGACAGGCCTGCTCCATGGGTAGCTTCCTTGCACAGGCAGGCACCGCAGGTAAGCGAATAGTTCTTCCAGAATCACGCACAATGATCCATCGTGTTAGTTCAGGTACTCCAGGTACACGTGGTAGTGTACACGTACAAGACTTGCAGTTCGAAGATGCAAAGCGTACATTCGAAGAAAGCGTTCGTATTAATAAACGTCTAACTGAACTGTATGCACGTCACAACACCGCAGGCAAAGAGTATGATGAACTTTACGAAGCTATGAAGTTTGACACATTCCTGTCAGCGGAAGAAGCAGTTGCATATGGACTTGCAGACGAGGTTGTTACTAAACGATGACATTTAAAGATTCATTTTGCCCGAGCCCTTGGTTCCATATGAGAATCAATAACTCTGGGCATTATGAATATTGTCGTTGGGCAACCAAGCAGGACAGAACAAGTTTGCCCAGCATTGCTGACACAGCTCCGTTAGAGTTTTTCCAACAAGGTATGGCTCCTGTACGTGAGTCTATGTTACGTGGGGAAAAATTGTTAGGTTGTACAGAATGTTATCAAATGGAAGCGCACGGTAAAGTAAGTGGTCGTCAAAAACAATTACTTAAAACTGGTGTTCAATTGAATGACTTCACTAACACCATGTTATCAAGTCCCTGGGTTGATGAATTTAAAAATACAGTCACAAAGCAAACTCCGCAAGACTGGCAAATTGACCTAGGCAACTTTTGTAATAGTGCTTGTATATTCTGTGACCCAGCAAGTAGTAGCAAGTTGGCATCAGAATTTAAACGCATAGGAATAATTGACCAAACTCCGCGTGCCAGCTGGTGCGAAGATCCAGCCAAGTTCAATACCTTCCTTGATGCATTACGAGCAAGTACAACAATTAAATACCTACACTTTATCGGCGGTGAAACATTAATCACTCCCGGCTTTAAACGAATATTAGAAACTCTAATAGAAGAAAATTTGCATAAAACAATTACAGTGGGGTTTACTACTAACCTTACTGTATGGGATCAAAGTATAGTTGATTTACTCAAACAGTTTGAGCAGGTTAATCTTGGCATGAGTATTGAATGTATTCATCCATTAAACGATTACGTTAGATATGGCGGCAATATCGACGACTCTGTTAAAATCATGGAGCAGTGGATAGAAATTGCACAGGAATCCAGCTGGTTAGTGCAGTTAAGAATTACTCCAACTATCTTTACTATATGGCATCTTGATACTGTATACGAATATGCTTATAATCATAATATAGCTGTTGAGAGTTGTAATTTTTTAAACGACCCAGCATTTATGCGTCCTAGTGTACTGCCCATGGCAGTTAGACCGCAGGTGATAGAAAGATTATCTAGCTGGATCAATAGATACGATAGCACAAACACTGAACAAATTATAAACACCAGACATCCCGCAGTTGCCCAGCAACAGATTATCCAAGATGCTCGTAGTTATATAGATTACTTGGAAAATCAACCAGACGAATCATTTAGACTGCCTGCTCTTGTTGACTACATTAAATTATTAGAAGCCAGTAGAAACAATGGCATCCTAAGGTACTTACCCGAATATGAAGAACTACTCAGATCTGCTGGCTACTAAGACTCAACTAACTATTCTAATAGATGGAATAGAAACTAGTGCGGGATTATTTGATACCATAACATTAGATAGTACACAGCCGACTACAATAAACGGTTACGAAATACTGCCCAAATATCAATATCTAGCACACAACAACGGTATCCTAAACATTCCTGCACCATTCTACTCGTGGCTACATGAACATTCTGGACAGGGATGGTTACTTAAACCGGTAAAATAATTTTGAATAAATGTTGCTCTGCATGATAAATAAGTTTATACTTAATACTAAGTAGAAACCATGAGGAGACACAAAATGTCAAAACTATTAAAAGAACTTACCAAGTTTTTTGTAACACAACCAAGCGCCTTAGAACAGTTTGTAACAGCTAAAGAACCAAAAACACATGCCGATGCAGAATATTGGCAAAAGTATTTTGAATTCAGAGGTTTATAATGCGTGAATTTTTAAAAGAACTATATGCGGCCTGGGTAGAAGCACGTACTCGTACAGTTAAAGCACGTATGGTCAATGGACAGTGGTACTAAAATGATCATTACTGAATTTTTACCCGTTAAAGACTACTCACAGTATCGCGACTGGTTATTAATTCAGGACGAAGAAACTCGTCAGTTATATTTTGGCGTAGCAGGCAGTCAGTATGTTATTGATAGCCTAATGGATCGTATCATTGGCAATCCAGACGAACACTACTTCCTGGTAGCTCGAGAAGGTAATCGTTGGGCTGGTACTATTCATATTGCAATAAGCAATCGTGCTGTGGAGTTTGGTGTCATTGTACACGAAGACTTCCGCGGACAGGGCATTGCTGGCACCATGCTAGAAGAGGCCATATTCTGGGCACGAAACCGCAGATATAAAGAGCTTTATATGCATTGTTTAGGGTGGAACAAGCCCATACAACACTTATGTCATAAGCATGGGCTAGAAACTAAAAACTGCTACGGTGATAGTGAAGTAGAAGTTAAACTAGCACCTGCAGACTGGATCACTATTAACAAAGAGATCTGCATTAAACAGCGTAATATGTACCATATGTTCTTGCAAAAGAACTTATCCTGGTACCAGGAATTATACGGCTAGGCAAGATACTACCTCATAAATACACTATGAGGTCAACAGAGTTTAAATCCAAATACGAAACCCGTCCCATAATCTATGTTGATATGGACGGCGTCCTAGCCGATTTCTTTGGCGAAGTTGCACAAGCGCACGATGTTGCATACTGGCGCGAAATACACCGTAAAGAATTAGGGGTCGATCAAATTGCAAAGAAGCCTGGCTTTTTTGCAGAGCTACCGCCCTTACCAAATGCTGGACGCTTAATGACAGGTATTTTAAAATTAACAGACAAGTATAGTATTTTGAGTAGCCCCTTAATGAGTAATGTTGAGGATAGTTCAGAGGGAAAATCTGATTGGTTAAAGAAATATCTAAGAGCACATCAACCGCAAGCAATTATATTTGATCACGAAAAGTTTAAATTTGCTCGCCAGGCCAACGGCACGCCCAACATCTTAATAGATGACTGGGATACCAACATCAAACTTTGGGAAGCCAATGGTGGTATTGGTATATTGCACAAAGACAAAGATTATAAACATACCTTACATCAATTATCAAAAGCACTTGCCGGCAAGATAGAACCTAAGAAATTAGAAGTGTCAGAAGATGAAGAATTAATTGATGTGTCACGTAAAGGTGGTATGTATACTAGTCGTCAGGTGTTAAAGTATGTACAAGGCATACATGATGAATACCATATGCCTAAACCTATCTTAGCACATAAAGTTTGGTTATTAAAAAATATACCCGTGGCAGATTTAAAAACTCCTGAATATGTACATCAAGATGACCCTTACCGTCGTGTCATTGACATTGACTGGGATCACGTTGAAAACATCACCCCAAGCGACATTAAGAATCGCCCTGTAGTAGCAGATGCAGAGGGCTGGGTACTTGACGGAAACCACAGAGTTACAGCCGCAAGAGCACGTGGAATAGAAACCATACCTGCGTTGGTACCACACACTAAATAAATTACAAGGAGATTTTCAATAATGAAAAAACTATTAGCCATTTTGGCATTTGCAGTAACAGCTCTAGCAAGTACTCAAGCTAGTGCGTGGACACAGCGTCAGCCGTTTCCACCAGCTCAATGTGCGGTACACGCACCCTACGGTTTCCCACAGACTCAACGTCAACTACAACCAATTTGCCAACAAGCATATTTGGTAGGTTACGATGCGGCTGCCAAGTTACCTAACTATGTAATGTATGAACTATTACCACAAAACGCATTAGGTTGTGTTGCTCGTACTAACGCATTTGCTCCAAATCAATTTGTTCAAAATGGCGCTGTTCCTGGCGACTATGCTGGCACAGGTTACGACAAAGGCCATATGGCACCCGATGGTGACTTATCATGGGACACACAGGTTGAATTTGAATCATTCCTAATGACTAACATGAGTCCACAAGCAGGTAGTTTGAACCGTGGTATCTGGAAACTATTAGAAACTAGTGTACGTGGTTGGGCAGTACAAGGCAACAACTCATTTACAGTTATTGCTGGCGGTTTATATGGCCCAGGCGACAAAACAATTGGTAAAGGCGTAGTTGTACCACATGGCTTTTACAAGATTGTTATTGATAACCAAACTAAACAGTACGCTGGATGGGGATTCCCACACACAGCACCATATCCAAACTTGGGCAATGACTTAACCAAGTTCCGTGTGCCTGTTGCTACTATTATGCAAGACGCTGGAGTACAGTTTGCATTGCCACCAGGCGGTGTTGAACTACAACCAGGTAAAGAATGGCCAGTTAACTTTGGTGCATTAACCAACGCTAAACGTGCCAAATGCGGTGCCAACGCAGACGCAGATTAATCATCTAAGACTGTAGCATGATAAATACTAGGGTAGACTAAATCTACCCTATTTTTATGACTGATTATGAGATATAAAGACCTACTTTCCGAACAACAATTAGACGAGCTTCGCATGAATCCTCGTTCGTTACAGCAGTTTGCTAGTAGCCCCGAAGCAGAAGGCATCATGGCCGGATTTGAAGCAGAACTTGTGTTTACCGGACAAGGCGGTGAAGCCGATTACGATGAAGATCCCGAACCCGATTATGATGCTGACGAGCGTTGCAATAGCATCGATGATGTTATAAACTTTTTCGGTAACGACGAGTACGGTTATGCTACATATGGCCGAGACTTGGATAAGTTACAAGAAGGGCTAGATGAAAAGTATATGGAATGGGTCGACGAGAAAATGTACGATGCTTTCCGTGATGAGCAAGAAGATTTAATTAAAAAAATTATCGAAGAAGATGATTTTGATTGGGATGACGAAACTCGTAAACAGTTAGAGTTGATGGATCTGTCCGAAGATGAAGTTAGCGATGCCTTGATACAAGGTAGTGAGGCTCCTCAATTTAATAGCTCCGTTGAACAACGTGAGGCAATGAAAACAAACAAAGCCTATGCAAACTATATTAATGCTCGCGAAGAAGCAGAAGGCCTACTAGACGAACTAGTTCAAGACAGTATTAAAGCACAAGATGGCACTTACGACTCAGCATTAGATGACTTCCGCAATGATTTTTATGTCGATGACGATAGTAGTTTCTTTGGTGATGTTGGCCTGCGTTGGATGAGTGACATTGCTAGTGAATTTCAATTGGTGTGGCCCGTTATTACTTACACTGGTCAGAGCAGTGAGGGTGGATTCAGCGAAGATAATGCTCGCAGTTTAGCTGATAGTTTAAGTAAAGAATTAGGTGTTAAAACCAAAGTGTCCGGTGGATATCATTCAGCTACACGTGATGATGAAACTTGGATTTTTGAACCAGATTCAAGTTTAGATGCAGACGATTCGGACAACATGCCAGTAGAGATTGTTAGTCCTCCTATGCCCTTACAAGAATGTTTAGCCAAGTTGCAACAGTTCTTTGAATGGGCCGAGTCCAATGGTGCTTATTCTAACGAATCAACTGGCTTCCATATGGGCGTTAGTTTACCTAACAAGGGCGGCGATGTTGACTATGTTAAACTAGCACTATTCTTAGGTGATGAACACGTGCTAGAATCATTTGGTCGTGCTAGTAATCACTATGCCGAAGCCGCAATGAAAAAGATCAAGACACGTGTGCGTGGCAACAAAGAAGCTGTAGCTGGTGCGCTAGAACTAATGAAGCACAACCTGTTGGAACTAGCACAAAAGGCTCTAGAGATCAGCAATGCTGGCTTTGGCAAGTATACAAGTATTAACCCACAAGGTGCAAATACTAGTCCAGATCCTACTAAACGTAAAGGTGCCAAGTATATCGAGTTCCGCTCAGCTGGTGGTACAAACTACTTTGAAGATATCGCTAAATTACAAAATACCCTGATGCGCTATGCACAGGCTATGTATATTGCCAGCCGTCCCGATCTAGAACGCAAAGAATACTACAAGAAGTTGTACAAACTTATTGCACCAGTAGAAGGTGATCCTGCATTGGATTTATTTGCACGTTTTGCCACAGGTGCTATCAGCAGTGAAGAACTTAAAAAGAGCTGGGCCGATAAAGCTCTAAGCAACGAACCCAAAGGCGATTGGAAACTATGGGATGCCACAGGCAAGGCCGTTGTTGGTCAAGAGTACAACGGTTATACCAAATCCGATGCGTGGGAACGTGCCAAACAGAAAATCAGTCCCGGCGGTAGTATGGAAGGTTTCCAGAAGGAATACACCTTACGTCCAATGCGTAGTGCCACAGGCGACTGGGAAGTTTACGATGTCAACACAGGTGAAACACTAGAAACTCTAAACGGCTTTGCTACCAAAGGCGAAGCTGCTGATTCAGTATACGACAAGTACAGCAAAGAAGGTATTGGATTTAACTTACGTCCAGCAGATCCAGATGCACCTGCACCAGAGTTGAGTCAGCGTGAAAAGCTAGCCAAACGTATCAAAGCACCTAAACCAAATTGGAACGTTGTTTATCGTCCAACTGGCCGTGTGGTTGATACTATTATGAATGTCAGTCGTGAAGAAGCACAGAAACTATTGGTCAAGGTAGCACAGCAACACGATTTTGATAGTGTAGACGATTTAGAACTGCACAACGAAAAAGACACACCAAAAGATGCAAACGATGCCAATACTGTTCCACGCACTTGGCAGTTTAAAGATAGCAGCGGTAATCTAATAGATCAAGTTCACGATATTACGTTGATTCAAGCGCAAGCAGTTAAACGAGGCATCGAAAGCAGACGTGGTAGCGAAGTTACTATGAGTAGTGTTCCAACTGATGCCAGCGCAGAACGTGTAGCAAATCGTACTCCGCAACAAGACAATACTACCCCGCCGGCGGGAATGTTAAGTCAACGTCCTAGTACTGGCGACTACTATGAAGTACGTGGCGGCAGTGATAACAGGATCTATGGTTTCTTGCCAACCATGCCCGGGCATTCATCACAGTTACGAGACCTGGCAATAGATGCCAAACGATATGTGAATGATTTGACTGGTAGAGATGATGCGTATATACAATACCGTTCAGGCGATCCTGTACAAGCAACAGCACCCAATGGTGTTCCACTGTGGATTGTATACGAGCTTGATTCTGGAAACGTAGTACACACCTTTGCTGACCACGACCAAACCAGTGCGTGGTCAACAGCACAGGCCTGGTTACGTGGTATCGGCGCAGAAGATCCTAGCTTGTTTAGTTGTCGAGCAAAGATGAGTACGTAATGTTAATATCTGAGTTATTCCTAAACGAAATCAGCGACGAGCTACGCCTACGTCGTAGCACTGGTATTATGGAAAGTCAATCTGTTTCTACAGAAGATATTATTGGTTATATTCGCAAATATCACGATTCAAATTTACACAGTGATTATACTGATTATATTACTAATACTTTTACAGGATTTGAATTAAAAGATATTCCTGTAAATTCTATTAAGACAGATTTGCCTAAGTTAGATTCGTCTAAAGTAGAACAATATAAAACAATGGACTTTAGTAAAGCACCTCCTATTGTTATTGGTGATGGATTTATCTTAGATGGTTACCATAGAGCTAATGTAGCAAAAGCATTAGGCATTCCTACTATAAAGGCTTACGTTGGTATTAAAAATGTAGCAGAAGTTACGTTAGTGCCTAGCGTTGCCAAAAGCAAACGTGAACATTTAGACGTTATGCCTAATGATGGCAAGCCTATACCCAAAGGTGATGAGTCTAGTCATATGGGCGACTTAGTAGCAGAAATGGGACACGGCTATCAACTTTGGTCTTGGGTAGATCGCGGTACTGTTACTTACTATGTATTTGATACCCGCACCCGCACAAGTCAGCTGGGTACAACTGGTCGTCCGTACAAATCAAATCGCGACAGTTTTGTCATCCAAGGTGTTTACTCTGGTCCTAAGAATCAGTACCGTGCCGCAGACCTATATGGTTTCTTAATTTTAAATCGTGGCTTGACCCTGGTGTCAGACAACAAACAAAGTACAGGTGGATATCGTGTTTGGCAAGAATTAGAACGTCGTTACGGTCGCAAGTTAAACATACACGGATTTGATACAAAGACCGACGAACCGGTAAATGTAACTACTCAAGACGAACCAGAAACACACGTTGCCCGTGTTGACGTTAAACAAGCCGGACCACAAATGAAAAAAGAGTTGGGCAGCACAAGCAGAGACCTAAGGTTTGTAGCGAGTGCAAAATGAGAGCTAAAGAATTTGTAGGTCTGCAACCACAACCAAATCTACATGATTTGACCAATGCAGCATGGGTTTTTTATTCTACTACACCCGACAATGTTGACATTGACTTAAAATCTGAACCAATTGATAAATTTATTCCGCAGGCAAAAGGAATATGGGGTCATTTTAAGAAACAAATCGGCGAGAAGAGAAAAGTAGAGAGTATGATATCAACAATAAAAGCCAATATACCCTTCTCTCTTCCTGTATATGTTAAATTCAATGATCCTACTTTATACGTAGTAGAAGGAAGGCATCGATTATGCGCTTACTGGTTATCCGGAGCAAAAACTATTCCTGTTGCTTACGTGAAACCTATAATAAAACAAAACCCGCACTAGGCGGGTTTTTTATTGAATTCGTTATTGTTTTATATCTAATATTTACCAATTTCTGTTGCAAAAATCCCACACTATTTCGAATTGACCATTAATTCCCAAAATGCTATACTGTTGTTATAGTAATTAATAAGGAATACAAATGCCATATACATTAATCACAAAAAACGGTAAAGTTATGCAGTTTTACATCAAATCCGTTGCTAATATGTATAAGGGCACATTGGGCGGAGTTGTATTTACGCAACAAATTTTGGTTGACCCAAAAATTACCAATAATGTATAATGTTTGTATAGTGAACAAAAAGGACTATTAAATGGCAAGTAATTATACTCTGGAACTACTAGAAGAAATTGACTCCAAACTGGACGAAGTTGAAGAATTGTTGCAGAAGCTCCCGTTAAACCCTGCTGTTCGTGCTCAACTAGTTAATCGTGTGTACGATATGTGGACAGAAATTGAAGAAACAGTGGACTTGGCACCAACAGATTGGCAAGCATAAAACGGTTGTCCATTAATTCCCAAAATAGTATAATAGTTGTATAGTAACTAATAAGGAGCAGTAAATGAGCAGAAAACACTTTGTAGCAATGGCTAAAGAGATTAGTTCGATGCCTGACATGGCCCAACGGTTAGCGACAGCGATTGCGTTTGCCAAGGTAGCACAATCAACTAATCCTAGATTTGATCAAGCAAAATTTTTAGATGCGTGTGGAGTTTAATATGAACTACGATCAAAAGCAAATTGAAGAAATTGTGTTTGAAGCTAAAACAGCCGCTCAACGTGCCGCTCGCAAATACTTCAATGAAAAGTTAGGCGGACAAGATCAGTATAGTTGTGGTTTTGCTTGGGTAGACATTTTTGGTATCAAAGGTAACACCAAGTTAGGACGTGCAATGAAAGCAGCAGGTATTCGTAAAAGTTACACCGGTAGTTTCCAGATTTGGAATCCGAGTGATATGGGTTGTCAGAATATCGACACTAAAGAAGAAGGCGCTCGTGCCGCGGCAGAAGTATTTGAGCGATATGGTTTCCAGGCTTACGCCGGATCACGTTTAGATTAAGGATAAGATATGAACTCAAGTTTACATGACATTCGTAGTAGTATTATTAGTGGTAGTTTTACCAACACAGAACTAGATGACATTGGTCAAGCAATTAAATTTGCCCGTGCTCAGTTAGGTCAAAAGAATAAAGGTACTTTAGTAAAAGGTACATCGGTTAAGTTTACAGATTCACGTCGTGGTATTGTTTATAACGGTGTGGTTGAAAAGGTCAGTGTTAAAAACGTTCTTGTTCGTACCACAGCTGGTACAGTTTACAAGGTCCCTGCAAATATGTTGGAGAGTGTATAATGAGTAAAATTCTTTTGGCATTAGCATTCATGGTATTAATGATTGTCGTTGGGCCTCTTGCGGCAATCTGGGCATTGAATACATTATTCCCTGCACTGGCAATTCCAGTAGATTTTGAACATTGGATGGCGGCAGCAGTTTTACTGAGTTTAACCAAGACATCAATTTCTAAGAAAGACTAATTATGAAAATGTTTATCATCGGTACAGTATTTGGGTTGATCCTGGCAACCGTGGGCTTTAGTGGTATTGCTAGAATTATGGACAAGGGTGTAGAAACTGTCAAGTCCCAAAGTACAGAATTGGCCAAGTAATTTTGGTAAAAGGAATTTCATATTATGGTTGCATTTTAATTCGAAATAATCTATAATATGAAATATGTTGGAGTGTGTCCAGCATACAATGTAGTAAATTTAATTTAACTTAAAAATGGAGTTTTACAAAATGAATAAATTGTTCAAAGTTGGTGGTGTTTCTAAAACTAAAGGTCAGTATAAAGTACGTTTTGCTACTGACATGACTCGTGTTAAGATCCTTGCAAAGACAGATAGCGATATCAATTTGCTCGAGCTACCAGAAGGCATGACCAAGCCAGCATTGGTTGTATTCCTTAAGACAACTGAGTTGTATGCAAACGCTGACTATAAAGCGGCGATTGACGCAGCTGATGCCAAGTACAATGGCACAGTATCTGCCAAAGCAACCAAGGTAAAAGCCAAGCCTAGCTTGGAAGATATCAAAGCCCGTGCATTACTCGACGCAGTAGCTGAGTAATTTTTAACAACGGGCACTCGCTGTGAAGCGTATAAGTCCTGTTTGGGCCGCAGGTAGTCAACGTATTCGTGACTTTGGTCAAAGTGGTGTATGGATTTTACTAACTCTAGTACCATACGTTGGATGGGTCGTTAGCCTAGCTATCATGTTTGTCCCTAGCACACCAGGTGAAAATAAGTACGGCGCAAGCTGTATTTAACACTAAATAATTATATGACATATCTGGCCTATCTTATGATTGTAGCAGTTTTATTATATTGTATGATAGAACTAAAGGATTGGTTAGATAGTCAATAGAATTGTTGTAATTCCTTTAGAGTAAAGGCATTGTGGACCCGGGTTCGATTCCCGGCATCTCCACCTAAGTATATTGTGCAACCAAATGGGAGTGCAAAGTCCGTGGGACAGTATACTTGGGTGGGGATGACAAGGTTTCGACATGGTGAGATAGCGACAAAGGCAACAGGGTAGGCGATGACCATAAATCAAGCAAATCTATAGACGCAAACGATTCAGTTTACGCATTAGCAGCCTAAAAACTGCTTAGGGCAGGAAATGCCTCGTAACAGAAACAACCAGCCCCTCCGGGGGCTTCTCTCACTTTCAAAGATAAAATGATAAACTCCTTCAAACAACATCCTGAGTTCTTGGAAAAAGACTTTAGAGCGAATCGTCCACCAGAGTGTGGCGTTCCAATGAACCCTAACATTACAATTAAAAAACACGAATGGCTATTGCCTCCCGAGCGATTACTTAATAAACGTATATTAGATATCGGTAGCTTCATTGGACAAACAGGCGATTGGTGTTTAAGCAATGGTGCCGCAAGTTACACAGGTGTGGAGATTAGTCCAGAGTTTTGCGAAACGGCAACTGAACTATTAACTAAGTATCATAAAGATAATAACTGGGAAATCATTAACCAAAGTTTAACAGAGTTCTTTCTTGGTAATGATGAAAAATATGATATTATCTTTTGTTGGGGTGTATTATTTGGCCACCACGACCATGCTTGGTTTATGAGACACTTAGCACATAGAGGTGATCACATTATTGTAGAAAGCCGCCATCCTAAGTGGATGTGGAACGGCAACCAAGATATACTACCGCACGACTTTTGGCACGACTTGGAATACGAAATCCCTTATACAGAATGGCAAGCTGGCGACATGACTATGCTGGCCGCAGTTAACGGCAGTATCAAGTGTACAGCCGCTAACTCAAGTATTGCTGCACTAAAGACTATTATGGAAATTAATGGCTTTACTGCTAACCTAGATGTTTACGAACAACTTAAAACAGAGTTCCCCGATAACTTTGGTATGTTTAAAGATCCAAAGAAAATTGGTCGCTTTGTTGTAGAGTTTACACGAGATTCAAAAGCACGTCATCACAGTTTGTGTGAGGACATATTCAATGATCCCGCTGAGTGGAACAAAAATTACGTAGATTGGATGAAGAAATGAAATTTTTAGCAACACTATTATTATTTGTATCAACAGCAGTATTTGCGGCACAGCCAATTGAAATTGTAGTACCTTATCCACCGGGAGGGGCCACAGACAGTCTAGGACGCATTGTTGGCGAAATTCTTAATGAACACGGTATGCCAAGTATTGTTGTAAACAAGCCCGGAGCTGATGCTGTCATTGGTGCCAATTATGTTGCTAAAGGAAAACCCGATGGCAAAACATTGTTTGTTGGTGCAACAGGTGCTCTTGACGCTAACATAGCATTTAAAGCACAAGGTATGGAATACACAGAACAAAGTTTTGTTCCTATTGTACCGTTAGCAAATATTAGTTATGTACTGGCGGTGCCCTCCGGTAGTCCTATTAAAAATTACGAACAGTTTAAATTTTATGTTAAGGCGAATCCAGATAAATTTAATTTGGCGTTTTGGAATGCCAATACTGCTAATATATTTTATGATTGGGCTAAGAAAGAGGGGTTGCCTCGTCCGACAATCATTTTGTACAAAGGATCTACTCCGCAAATGCAGGACTTAGTTGGCGGGCAGGTCATGTCGGGATTTGATACATGGTTAGCAATTCAGCCGTTCTTTGCTGCCGACAAGGTCCGTGTACTTGCTACATTGGACCAGGGTGGATTATCAGTTATTAAAAAAATTAAACCCGACAGCTCGGCTATTGCTATATCAACTGCACACCCAGAATTGAATGTGGGTGTATGGTACGGGTTATGGGCTCCAACAGGTACTCCCAAGGCTACCGTAGACGAGTTGAACCGAATCATTAATGCAGCATTTAAAGAATCTAAGTACCGCGAAAAGATGGATATGCTTAATATTAAAACATATGGTGGCACTTCAGAATCTCTACTTGTGTTACAAAAACGTAATTTGCAGATACTAAAGCGTATTGCCGCAGAAGTAGATAAATAATTGCATATTCCCGGAGTAATAATATGTCAAAATTAGAAATCGTAGTTCCTTATCCTCAAGGTGGCGCAACTGACTCAGTTGGTCGTATTGCTATGGATATTCTTAAAGAAGCAGGTTACGACGTTACTGTAACAAACATGCCAGGCGATAATAACGCTGTTGGTGCTCGTTACGCCTCGAGTAAAGATAGTAGTTTGATGGTAGGTTGTGCTACTTCAGTTGGTGCAAACTTAGCAGACAAATTAATGGTAGGTTGTGCTACCAGCGTTGGATCTAATCTAGCGTAATGTCCTTAGGATATACACGGGACAGTTTTGTCCCGTTAACACCTGTAGCCCGTACCAGTTTTGTTCTTGTAGCACGTTCCACACTAGATATTCGCAGTTATAATGATTTTTTAAAAAAAGTCCATGAGGGATTTACTCTGGGATTCTGGCACGAACCAACTGCAAGAGTTATCAATCAATGGATTAAACTTGCCGGCTTACCCACACCCACTACCCGCACCTATACTGGTAGTACCACACAGGCTGAAGCATTGGTTGCAGGTGAAATAGACTTTGCATTTGACACTTGGGTGGCTGCAAAAGCTAACCCCGACGTTTGCGCTATTGCTGTATTAGATAGTGTCAGCGGCCTTGATATAGATTGTTTAAGTACGTTGTATCCTGGAATAGATATAGACAATTGGTATGGCATCGTTGCGCCAGCTACAATGGATCCAGAATTAGCAAAGAAGCTAGAACAAGTATTAGTTGATGGATTCAAAAAAGACAAATACCGTCAACGTCTTGAAGATTTAGAGTTCCGCCCCTGGAATGGAACCGCAGAAGATTTTCGAGAGCAACAACAAAAGACCATTGACTTTTACCAAAATATCAAGTAACATAACCCATATGACCCAACCTTGGAAGTTTGATGATGGCATTGCCAAAAACTTTGTTGACCATGCACGTCAACATATACCCAACTACGATCTTGTAATTGATAAATGCGTTAGTATGTGCAAATGGTACTTAGAAGAATCGAGTTGCATCATTGATGTAGGTTGCGCCACAGGAGAAACTCTACGTAGATTAAATTCTGCAGGATTTGATAACTTAATAGGTGTCGAGGCCAGTCATGCAATGTTAAAATATTGTGATCCCAGCGTTGCTAGATTGATACACAGTGATAGATTTCCCAACGAAACATTTGATGCTGTTCTGTGTAACTGGACTTTACACTTTATAGAAGATAAAGAAAAATATCTAATAGACATACATCGTAATATGCAACCAGACGGTTTCTTTATCTTAAGCGAAAAGACAAGTCTGGATCCTACTGCTATAAATCATTATCATAATTGGAAATTAGCGCAAGGTGTAACTCTGGAAGAAATTGAATCTAAAGAAAACGCTGTAAAAGATATAATGTATATCCGAGATCCCAAGTGGTACCTGGATACCTTAGAGTGCATTGGATTTAAAAATATACAAATTATTGATGCCAGCTGGTGTTTTACTTCATTTATGTGCTACCGATGATTCCAATTAATTCACCACATGGCTATTATACAGTCGGCGATCAAATATACATAAACAAGTCTGAGGCTGTGTTTCAAGCCTCCAAAACAGGCAAAGAATTGATTTGGAAGTTTCATGACGATGTATTTAATGCTATCAACTGGAGTCACCGGCCCGCAGGTACCCTAAGAGATTTATATAGAGAACGTGCTCAGCAAATTCGCGACAAGTATGACTATGTAATCATACACTTTAGTGGTGGAATGGACTCATGGACGGTATTGAATAGTTTTTTAAGTAATGGCATTCACGTTGATGAAATATTCACACGCTGGGCATTTGCTGAACGTAAATTCAAAGATCCCGACAGTAGCAATAAAGATTCTTCTAATTTATCCAGTGAGTTTGAATACGCAGTAGTTCCTGTCTTAGATTATATTAAAAAGAACTATCCTAATACTAATATAGTAGTTGATGATTACTCAGAATGTATTCAGCAAGAACTATCTGAATCAGATTTCTTTGCAAGTAATCACTATCAGTCGATGCTATCGTTTTTTAGATTTAATCGTAAATCAAAATTTGAACAAGCCCAAATAGAAAAAAATAAGAGTGTAGGCGTAGTACTCGGATATGATAAAATTAAATGCGGGATTAGTAACAATTCTTTTTATGCGTATTTTACTGATAATCTAGGCGGAGCTCAGGACCCGGACAGAAATACAGAAATGTTTTATTGGTCCCCCGACGCACCAATGATTCCTGTAATGCAGGCGCACAACATTCTTGAGTTTATTTTAGACAACCTAGAAAAAATGAAACAATTAAAGCTAACAGGGTCTGATACAAAATACATTTCCACCTACTATAAACACATCTATCAGATTGTATGTTGTCCTGATTATAATCCAGATACATTTCAGGTCGCTAAACCCAAAGGATCTATGTTATGGAAAAGCGACCATTGGATCAATGATTATAATCCCAAGTACTTTCAATCTTGGCGTTGGACTAATAAACAGTTCTTAAGCTCTATAAACGATCAATATATATCACGTAACGCTGGCACTCAGGTGGGATTAAAGAAATGTACAAGTCCTTACTATATTATCAACAATAATATCAATATCCCAGGGTATTTGTTGCCAGATTTGGACAGCTACTTAGTGTAGTCTAAAAACAACACCCCAAAACCCCCTTAAATGGGGGTTTTTTGCGGGGTAAAATTTTGGTTGATCCAAAAAGGCCAAAATGCTATAATGTTTGTATAGTGATTAATAAGGAGCAGTAAATGAACTTAAAAATTGGTAGCAAAATTAGTTGGGTTAGTGCCGCTGGTAAATTAACTGGTGAGATTACAAACATTGTCCTGGACCTAAATGCTGCAGGCCAAACTATTCCTTGGATTGATATTCGAGTTACTGGCAAGAACGGTATCCGTATGTGCGCTTCAGATGAATACCTAAAGCAAATGAAAGTTATGTTGGTAGATACTAACATGATTGAACGTACTAACATCATGACTGGTAAGAAGTTCATGGAACCAATTAACACTCCAGTATTCATGTCACCTGCTAGTGAATCTTACTGGAGCATGTAATTGAAATTCTACAAAGAAACTACTCGGGATTGGGCTCATCCAACTCCAAACCATACTTACTTGTTGACTACTGATAAGAGCAAGATGTATGGTTATATCAAAGCCGGATCAGGCGATACTGTTACCTTTAAGAAACCGTTGAACTTTGATCAACGTCGTAGAACCTTTATAGAAGTTAAAGAACTAGGTGAAATCAACTTAGACGAAGTAAAATCAGAAAAGTGGGAATTTACAGGTAGTAAGGGTGATACTTATGTTGTCCAGAAAACAGATAATATGTTAAAATGTACATGCCCAGGGTTTATGTTCCGTGGCGAATGTAAGCATGTTAAATCGGTGGAGGAAAAAGCACAATGAGTACACGTTCAGCAATCGGTATCAAGCACGGTGATCGTATTAAAGCCATCTATTGTCATTACGATGGTTATGTTGGGCATGTTGGCCTATGCATTGATACTTACTACCAAGATAGCATCAAAGTAAACAAGTTGATCTCCATGGGAGATATGTCGTGCATTGGTGCAGACATTGGTGAGAAGCATGACTTTTCACAACGTTCGGAATACTTACCTGATGGGATTGCTCAACAATGCACTTTCTACGATCGCGATCGCGAAGAGGAAGATGCTACGTTCGTCAGCTTTGGTAGCGAAGCAGATTTTGTTGAGCATTACGAAGCCAGTGGCTGTGAATATTTTTATTTGTATGATCACGGTGTTTGGTATGTACTAGACTCAAGTAATGAGTTTAACCCACTACACGAAGCAGTAGCAAAGGAAACAGCATGAACGAACGATTAAAAGAACTAATGCTAGAAGCAGGATATGCGGCTCCTGAGATTGCTAATCGGGCGCAGGTGCTTGCAGACCTGATTGTGCAGGAATGTGTTGATATTGTACAAAAGCGTTATATGGGCGATAATAACCGTGAGGATATGGAAGTTCGTCGGTGTGTTGAGGTTTTGAAAAAACATTTTGGAGTTGAAAAATGACTGAACGTATGAAACTCGATTTTGAAACAGAGGTATACGAAAACCTTAGGTATATGGGTATGCGCTTCTCTGAGCAGACTACAGAAGCATTAAATCGTTTTTTGTTCGACGGCTTGCCACCAGGTGGACACTTAGAAGCTATGTTTGCCTACGATTTTGAACGTGCCTTATACAATGCAGACTCTGCCAACAAACAAACCTATTGGGGCTTGGCTATGTGGATTCGCGAGTGTGCTCCACGTGAATGTCAAGGTAGTTACGAAGCAGTCCAGTGGTGGTGTTCATCGGATGCACGGGAAGCTCGCGATTCTTATTACAAAGAATGCGAACAGAAGTATATGTGGAATGAACTAAAGAATACCACCGAGCAAGCAGAACAGGACTGGTAGACCATTAATTCCCAAAATGTTATAATAGTTGTATAGTGAATAACAAGGGGGGTGTATGACAATAACAGTTGCTCGTTTTAACGATCGTTTTGTTCGTGTTGTACGCACCCAAGAAACTGTTGCTTTTTCGCAACAACGAGACTGGGTTCTTGTTGAGTTCGATCTACATCTTCCTGAGCACAAAAGACAACAAAGACGTTGGGTTCCTGCTACTACACGGTTTGATTGGGTAAGGGATTTCCACTTTTAAAGTGGTTGTCCATTAAATCCATTTAATGTATAATAGTTGTATAGTAAATAAACAGGAGCCGTAAATGAACTTAAATTTTACCAAATATATGTTAGATTTTTATGGTCCTAACGGCATTTACGATTACGGTTTTACTTCTAAGCAGGTTATCCTTGCAACCCAGTTATACAAAGTCCGTATGGAAGAAGATTTTGGTCAAACAGAATTTGAAGGCGACAGCGTAGACCGGGAGCGTGTACGTGATATAATTTTATCATTCCGTGAGAAAGAGGTAGCTTAATGTTGAAACCCTGGGAAGTTGTTGCAGAGCTAGAAGCAGATGCTAGTCGGTTGGCCAAAGAAGCTATTATCAAACGTGAGAGCATTGCAGGCAACGACGAATTGTTTCGTGGATTCCGTGCGGCGTATGATGCTATGGTTACCTTTGGTGTAAAGAAGGTAGAAGAAAAGTCAGGCGACGGTAAGGGTATTACATCTGATGCATTTTGGAAAACGGCCGACTCCCTTAGCTCACGTCAAGTGACAGGCATTGCCGCACTTACCGCGATTAACTATTTGCGTATGAACGCAACAGAACAGGAGTGGAATCAATGGTACCGTCGTATTCTTATTAAGGATATGCGTTGCGGAACTAGCGATACTACAGTCAATAAACATGCAGATAAGAAATATGCTGTTCCTGTATTTTCTTGTCAATTAGCGCATGATGGTGCTAACCATGAA